CTAATCCAGACCATGCATGGTCTGATAAAATTAAACTAATTTTTTCTTTGTGTTTTTTAAGATAATTTATTAAATTGTTTTCTGCATTTATTCTTTGTGTAAGACTGACAAATGCCGCATTGGGTTCATAGCAAAACACATTGCTTAGATTAACTATTGTATTATGATCATTTATTACAGGAACACTAAAATTTTTTAGTATATCGCAGTGATGAAAACTGAAATGTAAGTGCTCTACTATATGCCATAAATGTTTGATTTTATCAAAATGTAAATCAATTTCTTCTTTAGAATTTATCCAATCGTTTGTATTTGTGGGCATCACTGATTTAAGAAAAGAATAATAATCTTTGCCTTTGAATTTTTCTACAATATTTTTTATATAACGCAAAGCATTTTCATTATGATCATAAAAAGATATCAAAGTATTGTCAGTGTAACCATATTTGTGCAAATAAAACAGCCAGTTCAATCCACTAGCAGGTGTGATTAACTGCATGCAGGGTCCTGCAATCTGTAATTGTTGTGGTTCTTCAGTATTGATAGGATAGAACAATTTATTTTTTGCAAATTTATATCGGTCATGTATAAATTCACTGTTTTTTATAAAATCTTCTTCATATTGAGCGTAATAACAACGTTTACTATTGCGTATGATCGGGTCAAATATCAACACATTCTCTTGATTTTCCAATGCCATACTCAATATCTCATTGCCATGCCATTTGTGCTGATATTGTTTTTTTACAGTGCCTGATTTAATCCATAAAGGAGTATAATCATCATGATAATTTTCCACACTTCTTATAGGTTCCAAGTGTTCATGTGTGACATTCATCTGAATTTGCGTAATGTTTGGCATATTGTATTGGGCATATTTTTTTAAATTGATCACATAACATTGTGAATGTAATTCAAAATACCCTTCATGTCTATCCAACACATGACCTGCTAAAAAAAAATCTTTTGAGCACAATTCTGTCAATTGATTAAAAAAAATAGAGCCTAAAAATTCTGTATCTGCATCAAAAACCACGGCATGACTATATTTTTTTGTAATTGTTGGCAAGACTTGGTTCACATCCAATGTATTAATAAGATCATAACCTTTGCTGCAGATGTTGCTGATACTGTAATCAGCAATATTTTTTATAATTGTTCTATGTTCATCATTTTGGATCAACTGTGTGTTGTCCACACATATAAAAATTATATCTGATTTTTTGTTAACTGAATCAAAGTATACCATTTTTTATTACACTCCTAGCAATTAATTCACAAAATTTTTCACGCTGATTACCCACGTGTGCTTGAGCAATCATGTGTATTCTATCTTCTGCACTATTGTTTTTTACAGTGTGATTATTCAGTATGTTGATTAAAAATACACTGCCTGGTTTCCAAGGCACTATGCCGTGGTTTTCTATCTCCATAATACAATCTTTAGGGTGAGTAATGCTGCAATTAATAGGCAATAGATAATCTAACAAATCTATGTTATCTAACATGTTGGTTGGAGAATCATTGTGCAGTCCCACATATCCATTAGGTGCTAATTTCATAAATCTAACTCTAGTAAATTTTTCTGCAGGAAAATTTTTCCAAAATTCAGTAGCTTTTGGAGCTAATTTTGCCAGAGCAGTCCAATAATAAGGAGCATTTAACTCATCCACATGTCCATATTGTTGTGACACTTGAGTTTTAGTAATGCCCAAACCATGCACACAACAACTTTGCCATCCTTTATGATTTTCTCCTTCTCTGTGATCCACGTAAAAGTCATTCACAGCAGATAATTCTTGATGATCAATGTAATTTTCAAATGAAGTATCCAGTTGTAACCAACCTATTTGTTTTTTTTTAAATTTTTCTAATATTTGTTTGGTTATTTGTTCATTGTTCATTGTTTTTTACCTACAATCATAAATCTTTTGTATTTCTCTGTTTGTAATTCACTGGGTTCTACAATAGGATACAGTTTACTTTGTGAAACAAACTGATTTAAATCTTTCATGGGATTCACATGTTCAGGAATCACATAGTCATTGCTTTGCAACACAATAATTTTGTCTTTGGGTATTAAATTCAACCATTCATTGTATTGTTCTGTTGTCAAATGCTCGCACACTGTATTAATAATCATATCATATCCACCATAATCTTTATAAGTCATCATGTCTTGAGTGACAGCACGGAATCTTCCAGCGATTTCATACTGTTTGTTCATGATGTTTGCTGTGAGTTCACACTGGCTGTCTATGTCTATACTGGTTATTCGGTTCACATACAGATCACTGTTGAACAACAGTGTGGCCATCACTCCATACCATCCGCCACAGATCAAAATATCCATGCTGTGTGCTCTGGGTAATTTTTTTAATTGTTCAATCAACCATACTTTGCTGTTGATTTGACCTTTCCAGAAACTTTCCAGTGTGCGATATCTATCATCAGACTGTCTGATAGCATCCATCCAAAATAAAACGTCTTGTATATTAATTTTCAACAAATTGTGCTCCTAGTTTATCAAATGAACCACATTGTTTGGTGCATTCTTTCAATCCCACTGTACCCCATTGTGCTTCTATCTTGGTAAAGTAACCGCTATCAAATATTTCCTCCAGCGTTTGACGATGCAGATTGGGAAATTCTGAAATTTTTTCCATGTAATCAATTCTAGATTCTTGCATGGGAGGAATCCATTCCATATCCAACCAGCAACAAGGTGATACATTGCCACACGCACTCACATAGATTTGTTTACCTTTTTGTGCTTTGCACACAATATGTGGTTTTTCTTCTTTCTGTGATTGTTCAATTAGTGGTATCATGTCCAAACTGTTTTGAGTGGGCTTTATTCTGTGTGTGGGTCTGCCCGCATCATCAATCACTTGTAAATAATCCTGTTTGAATCTAGAAGTGTGTTTGATTGAGAAATCCACAAAGCCCATTTGTTTGCTCATAACTCTTGCTTGTTCAATTTGATGTTCATTGTGAGCAAAAACCAGCATGTGCCATTTGGCCACTCCACCTGCTGTGATGAATGCCTCAGCATTCTGCATGATTTTGTCAAAATCTGTGCTGATCCTGTACAAGTGATTGGTATCTTTTAAACCATCCAATCCAAATGTAACTTTGACCTTTAATTGTGCCAGTCTCTTCCACCATTCTGGGTCTCTGGCACTGCCGTTGGTGTGCATGGCCAGTCTAATATTAGTATTCACTTCACGCAGATACTGATATATTTCCAATGTGTCTTTGGATATGATTGGATCTCCCAAATTACCACACATGAACAAACTGTGTAATTGTTTTACAAATTTTTCTGGAAACCATTGTTTGAATTGTGCCACAGTTATTTCTTCCAACTTAATAAACGGATTCAAAGGACCTCCACTGATTCTTCTAGGACACATGGGACACTTGGCTTGACACTTGCTGGTGATTTCCAAATGAATATCTCTAATATCTTCGTATCTATACATGTCTAGCCTTGGGTATTTTTGAGTCTGCTGAACTCACACAAGTGGGAGTGATGCAAATTCTTGGTTTGTCAAACAGTTTGAACCCTTGTTCTATGCTGCCCAGTGGTTCATCATGACAACTGTAACTGCGTTTGACTTCTCCGCCTGGTTCTCTGATGATACAACTTTGATATCCAGCATTACAGTGCCATCCTTTAAACTTGTTGAAGCCAAAAGCATTGAATCGCTCTGCTTGATCCATGTAATACTTGTTGCCTTGAGCATCCTGCATCTCAATTTGAAACAAGTCTTTGTAGTTTTCACCTTCCTGTATGCGTTGTGGAAAGCCTGTCTGCAATGTGTTCAATTGTGCAGTGCTGTAACCCTCTATCACATGACTGGCAGTGGGATCACTCTGTGGTTTTAGTGTGACATTGATGCCTCTGGAATTAAATCTTGCGCATCTGTCATAGTATTCTGTGAATCTATCAGGCACCATCACTTGATTGATTGTGACAAACACATTATGCTTCATTAACAGCAATATTTTATCTCCAAATTTTTGTTCATCAGCAAATTCAGCATGAAAACTTGCAGTGATGCTGCGACGGTTCAATGTTTTTGTGGCTTCCAACCATCGCTCCCACCATTTTTCTGAAGGACTTAGGTTGGTGGTCATGTGAATACTTTGATATTCAGGAGCAGTATCAGCACTGTAGTGCTGTACCAATTGTAAAAAATCTTTGTAGGCAGTGGGTTCTCCACCTGAAAAACTAAAATGATAGTCAGTGAATCCATTCAACCTGGCCTGGCGTTTGATTTCATCCACCACTGTTGTGTAAACTGACAATGGTCTGTGATCTTTCTGTTTGCTTTTGGCATAAGGCCAGCAGTAAGAACAATCATAATTGCAAAAACGAGCCAAGATCCAGCTCACAGAAAATAATTTGCTGTCCAGCATGGTGCGTTGACCAAAGTTTATGATTTTATCAAATGGAATATTGCTGTCTATCATAATATTTCTTTTTCCATGTGTGGAAACTGTCCCACAAATGTTAATTTTAACCATTCAAAATTGTTGATCATTCTCAAAGCATCAGAATTACTTCTGTGGTCTGTGCCATACACTCTGCCTGCCAAGGCTCCAGCAATGGCATATTCTCCGTATGGTTGATCTGCACCCACTGTGCACCAAATCAACAATCTTTTTTCAGTTTCTTTGTCCACTTGACGATCAATCACTTTGCTGCTGAGTTTGACACACTCTCTAAAAGCACTTTTCCATGTGTTGAATGGATCTGTGTTAAACATGGTCACATTAGAAACTTGTTCATTAGCAAAAAAAACATCTGATATGCTGGTGGTCATGTCTATTCTATTAGTATCCATTTGCATAGTTAATCTTTTAGGCAATAATTTTACACCTCCATAGCCATATTCTAATTCATTGATGGGATTTGAACTCCTCCACACATGCACAGCATTAAGATACTTGTCCGGCACAACAAAATCAAACTGAAAATCATCTTTGATCACTGCATCTGCATCTACTACCCAAAACATTTTGGTCAAACTCAATGTGGCTGCTTTTATATGTGCTTGATGTATGCCTTTAATTCCATGCACACGCTGAGCTAGTGGAAATCTTTTCTTTAAGTGCAGATAATTTGTGTCAGCATGGCTTTCATTGTAACTGATAAAAAATATATCGTACATTATATGGTCTTTCTAATCGTACGGGGTGGGTTATGGTACAATTTTTTAAAAAATTTACTGTTATCAACGTCGAAAGGTTCTATAGGAAAGTCTAATGCATGAATATCTTTGATTTCTTTACCTAAAATTATGCTTTTTTGTTTGGCATCTTTTTCATTGCAAGTATTATTATTACTAAAACTTAACCATAATTGCTCTAATGTTTTAAAATCTCTAACCTGTGTATAGTCCCACATGGTGCAAAGTACTCTATAACAGCCTTCTCTAGCTCCTGCAATAG